TTAAAGTCAACTATAGAACTTTCATTTGGAGTTAGATAACGTAAAACTGCATTTCCACTGAAATCTCTTGCAGAAAATTCAAAAGGTGAACCTGTATTAGAAGAGGGATCATATACTGAAACTCTTGGTCTAAAATCAAGTGTATCGGTTGCTCTTATACCAAATGCACCAATATATGGTATATCATTTGAAAATCTTTCTTCATCGTAACTTAATACTGTAAATACATCACCATCATCAGAAGCAACAGAATAATAATCAAATACAACTAATAACTGAGCACTTGGTTCTGGAACATTTCGATTACGGACTAATTTAGAATAATCATAATACTGATCTTTTTGACCTTTATCTAAAGTAAATGAATTTGTTATATCTTTATAATTTCCGATTGTAATTGATTCGATAGTTGTTTTTATATTTGATTCATCAAATTCGACTGATTCACCTGCTTGGAATTTCCCTGATGTTAAGTATACAATTTCTAATATGTTGTTAGAGGGTGAGGATACTACTCTTGCGATAACACCAGTGTCCTTGCTTATTATATTTTCACCAATGATTGCATTAGTCTGTACAGCAACAGTGCTTGTAAAGGTTAATTTATCTAATACTGGTGCAGATGTGTTTGTAGACTCATAAACTGCTAGAAACTTGACAACATCTGGATAATTTAAAGATATTTCCTCATCTTGCACTCTTAAACCATATCTGGCATCAAATGTAAGTCCATCAGCAATTGATCCACCATTTCCTCCTGCAACACTACCTGATTGTGCAAGTTTTGATCTGGTTACATTTAATTTTTGACTTCGATTATAAGTTTTTAATTTTGATCTTATTTTTGTTTTAGTAAGAGTTACATTTATTGTTTTATTATCATTAACAGCAATGTCATTGATACTAATTTCCTCACTACCATATTCGAATGCGTCGTTTGTAATTGTGAGAGGAGCACCACTAGCCGTTGTAAATAAAGAATATCTTTCTTGATCAAAAGTCTCAAATATTATATCAGGTATATCACTTAAAGGAGAAGTAGAATTTACATTGATTGTTAGCTGTCCACTACCTGCATCTTCAGCAACTTGTTTTGTAATTTTTAATGTAGAATCTGATAAATCAATATCTGATACATTACCATTTGGTAATGGTGCGTATAAAGTTCCAGATCCAGTAATAAATGGTGCACCAATAAACATTGGAACTGATATTGAATCTCCAGCAACGAGTTCACCCTCATATACACCAGCAACTCCTGTGGATATTCTTTCAAGTGTTAAATTAGTTCCACCAGCACCAACAGATGCAACTTTATTATAAGTTTCTGTGCTAAATCCTGGTTTTGCATATCTAACAACAGATCCAACCTTCATGCCTGTAAATACGTTACCTGGTGCGGTAACAGTAGCACCATCAATAACTACATTAACTATGTTATTTGGCAGTCTGAATCTCTCTAATACGGCATCTGCTTTAAATTTAGCACCATCACCTACAGATTTAATATCTTGTGCTGTATATGCAGTTATAATTCCAATCGTTCTTGGGAAATCAACACCATTTATTTGTATCTGTTCACCAACATTAAATGATCCTGAAGTTTCATTTAATTCAATTAATGTTGAATTACCACCTGCACCAACAGCAAATCCACTTGCTCCACTATTCTTTCCCTTTACAAATGAACCTTTTGGTAACTGAGTATTACTTATTGGTTGATTTAAAACTAAATCTGTATGTGTTTGAGCATCAAATAATCTCAGTTCCCATCTTGTAGATCCATCTTCAGATGAATAAGGAGCGTCCTCCAAATTAAACGCATAAACTCGTGCACTACCAATAGGTGTTCCAGAAGAATCAAAGTTATGGAATAATTTTATTACATCTCCTTGACCTATAATACCTTTTGTGACATTGTTTAACTTTAAAATATTTCCCATCTCAAAACCAACACCAATATCACTTCTAATACCAACATCTCTTGGTTTATCAACATCTATAATTGTTGTTCCTGTTTTCTCAACATCATATCCTCTCACATATGCTTCACCTGCAGATATTTTTAAGCACATTAAATCATCTGATGGTACATTTTCTTGATCTGTTCTTTCATTTTCAAAAAATAATCCACCATTTCCAAAATTATCATTTAATGAATTAAATAGATTCATTCTAAATGGTTCTATACTATAATCACCAGACTCATCATAGGTTCTTTCTGCAATCCAATCACGAATTTTGTTATACTCACTCTTTGATTGTATTATTTTTAATAATCCCTCATCAAGTCTTAGTAACTCAATAAAATCAGTATCATTTTTATCTGTTAATAATTTTTTAGTTAATATTAACTCAATATTTAATCTATCTGCACCTGGTGCTGCAAAATTAGTAAATCCTTTTGCATTATCATATAAACTTTCATCTTCTTTGGCATTTACAATAATTTCTCTAACTTGCAATCCAACACGGTATGAAGGAGTGTTTGAGTAATTATCTAATATTATCGTCTGATCGGAAACATTTACAAAAAATCCTCTTACATAATAAACTCCCTGTGAGATAAATGCAGCAGATCCAACAGCAGTTGCATCTTCGGAAATTAATGATGCAAATGGAGTGTTAGCAGAAATCGTGGTATTACCATATATGACGTTCTCAGTTGCACTCAAAGTCTCACCATCTGTAAATGAATTAAATTGTGAATTAATATCAGAACTTAGATACGTTACATACAAAGTTATATTTTCTACATCACCACCATCTGGAAGAGCAATAAATTTTACAACAGCTTCAATTCCAGATTCACTTCCAACTATTCTTTTACCTATAAAATTATTAATATAAATTGATATGTCAACATTAAAATTAGTATTATTTAATTTTACTGCATTATATTGAGTATCATACCCAACTCCTCCAGGTATTACAACCGAACCCTCTTTAAAGACATGATCACCAAACTTTTCGATTTGATCTTGTAATATTGATTGTTGCTGTGTTAACTCCCTTGCCTGTACTGGAAAACCAGGTTTGTAAAGAACCCTATGAAAATTTTTCTGATTATCAAAATCATCATAATATGGACTTGCATTTAAATTAATTTTTTGTGACATTTTCTTAGAATTCTAGAATGATTTTAACGTCTTCTTTTTGTCTACTGTTTCTTTCGACTTCTTCGCGATTGTCAATGTAAATGACATCCCCAGTCTTTTTATTTATTTCAGGATTAGCTAGACCTCCTGTGAACTCAACTCCCAAATTAATTTGTTTGTTGCCGACAGTGGTGGTGATGCCAGTGAAATTTTTATCTACTGTACTATCAAACGTAATTCCATTTCCACTCCCACTTATTTCTTGATCAGTTGATTCAAAAGATAAAACTTTAGCTCGTTGATCAACACCCTGATAATCAGTTGTATCATTAGTGGTCTGATTTAAATTTGAACTTCGATCTTGAATATATTTTAAAACAAAAGTATCCTGATCATAAGAGGCTACAATACCTCTTGCAGTTCCACCAGTCACGCTTTGTGCTATACCAACTCCAATTAAATCATCATAACCACCTGATGTGTTAGGTGCAGGTATACTGGAATTTAACTTAATTGATGATAATGATGAAAATTGAGATGTAGTTAAAATACCTGCTGCCGTGCTGAATTGTAATGGATTTTTAATTATTCCTACCTGACCGAAATGGGTATCTGTTGGAAAATCCTTTGTTGAATCATCAAAACGTGAATAAACTAAAACTTTGTCTGCACCAAGTTCAGTGTAAAGATCAAATCCATGCCCTCTTGATGGAGGTATGATTGGTATTAAATTTGCACGAGTTGATGGAGTACCAAAATCTGTCAAATCTACCATTCCAAAAGTATATCCAGATCCACCAGCAGTAACAATTACATCAGTGATAACACCATTAGTAGCAGTCACTAGTGCTTTTGCACCACTTCCATCACCAAGAATATTACAAATTTTACTATCAGAAAGATTACCATTATATCCCACTCCACCCTCTGCGATATAAACTTTTTTTAATTGATTCTTGTTTATATCTGAGTCTCCTGCCTCTCTGACTGCCTGTATTTGAGCGTCAGTTGTAGTTGACCAATCACTTGGTAAAACTATGTATTCAGTTGAATCAAATTTAATTACATCACTTGGAGATACTGTGAATAGATATTTCCAAATATATCCATCATTTTGTGTTCCTGCAGATGCAGGTTCCAAATCTGTAAAAGTAGGCTCATCTAATGACTCATTTCCTTTTAGATTAGTGCTACTACTACCATTATCTAAACAAATATAAACCTTAAATTCAGATGTGATCACATAATAATTTGTTTTATATAAACTCCCACTTTGAGAATTAGGTGCAGGATTACTTAATGCCTCATAATCATGACGATACATATCATATCTTGTATTTGCAGACCATGTATGTTTTTTTACTACTCTGCGAATATTTGAAGAATTTATTTTTTTTCCAAATAATGATGTATCTCTATAATGAGTAAGATATTGTAAATTATCTACTGGATTTGGTGTTCCATTAGCAGAATTCCATGTTGTTGTTCTACCAAAACCATCAACTGCTGGATTAGGTAATCCTAAAAATACATAATAAGAATTATTAGAGTCTAATACAGAATCTATAAAATTACTTGCATTCGTTATTCTAAACTGATCTGTTACTACGGCGGGCATATTAATAGTTTTTTAGATATTTATACAACATTTTATAAGTTAATCAATTTTCTGGTCTAAGTGAACCACTTTGTTCAAAAGTAAGTTGTCCACCAGTTCTCTTTAATGTTGGGAATGTGCTCAAACCAGTGGTTGATCCAACAGTTCGTCCAGTGATTCCAATTGCAATTGGATTTGATCCACGAGTAAGATTCATTACACGACTAACAGAGAATTTACCAACTGGTTGACTCTTAGATCCTGTTGATGTAAGACCTGTGGTATCAGTATCAGATTTTATGAAGCATGTAAGTACCCCAACATTATCAGTACTAGTGAAAGATGCTTGTGCATATATGTTATCTAGGAAAGATTCACCAATAGCATATACATCATTATCATTTCCACTTATCGAAAGTGATGTGACTCCTGTTCCAATACGAGTATCAGAAATATAAACTGGTCTATTATCCGTTGCACCAGGAAATACTGGAGTAAAAGATGGTTTATCATCTTTTTCAAGAACGAATTTAATTGCTAATTTACCATCAAGTGTGGTTGTTCCAATTCCAGTTACCACACCAAAAGCATTTTTTATTACTGCTGATGTAATATTTTCATGAGTAGTAGAGTAATCTATAGGACTTGATATTAAAACTTTCGGTGCGATAGTATATCCTAGACCAGGATTCGTGATATTTATTCCAGTGACAGTTCCACCAACACCGATAGTTGTCTCTGCTGTTGCCGTTGTTCCTACACCAACACCAATTAATGGTGGTGCTGATAGTTTAACAGTTGGTGCAGAATCGTATCCTGTTCCAGCAATTCCAATTGAAATTGATAAAACAGTTGTTCCAATACCTATGTTTGCAGTTGCTGATGCATTTACGAAATCAATTTGATCCCTTGAATTAATTGATAGATCAATTAGGTTGTCATTTGGATTCTCATCCTTAGTTTCATATTCAAACAATGTTGCATCATCGACATAAAATATACCAGTTGTTTTAACATCACTAATAATTTTTGCCGTTGGTGTAATTCTTGGTTCAATGCTTGATCTTTTCTTTGATACTAATGATTTATTAATAATCCTATCTTCTTTTTGTTTTATCAAACTAAGAGGTCTATCAACACTTTCACTAATTCCATTACCTAGATATGCATTAGTCTCTAATTTTTTAGAAGTCTCTAAACTAAATACTGTTCTTTCACTCTGTTCTACGACTCCTGAACCTTGTGTTATTTGAACCTTATCACCCTCTTCTATGATTAATTTTTGTTTGAGATTAACCTCCGAATCTTCTTCAGCGGTTCCTCTATAAAATAGTATTGTAATATCATCTTCGGGTATTGGTGGTTCTACAAAACTAATAATTGTTCCCCCAAAAATATTGTATGATATTTTCGGTTCTTGGATTACACCATTTACAATAACTAAGAATATATTTTCAATATCAACATTCTCATTTAAGTTGTCGCCAACTTCAACACTAATTAATTGATTGTTTAATTCTAATTGAAAATCCTTTTGACTACCATCTTGTTGTGTTTTAATTGAGTCAATATAATCAAAATCACCAAACTGCCATAGTGCGAATGAATCATTATATACCTGATCGATAGTAAGTGTTGATCTTTGATCAAGATTACCCATTTCTTTTGCAGTAACTAATCCAACAGCCTCTACAACATCACCTTTTTTATATCCAAATCCCCTATTTACTATTTCATATCCTGATACTTCAAATAAAGTTGATCCAATTCCTGTTACAGGTTTAACAATCGCATTTACCTTTAAACCAGTTCCTGTTTCAGTTGTTGGACCAATTCCAAGTCGTGATACTCCTCTAACTGATAGGTTAGAATATGATGGTTCAGAAACAAATATCTGAGGATCTTTATAACTTGTTCCAATTCCTACGACTGAGAATATTGCTGTTCCCCCAACACCTGCAGTGGCAGTTACCTGTGCACCAGAACCAACATTGGTTCCAACATTTACAGTAAGTGTATTAATAGTAGTGCTTCCAATTGATAAAACACCATTATTTAATTCTGATGTATTTGTTGATGCTGGATCTGTTGGTCTTGGATAAGGATGAACAGTTCTAAAATCATCTCTTGAACATGTGAAGAATATACTGCGATCTGCAATTGTTATAGTTTCACTTGTATTTTTTCCATGATTCGGAATTGTCAATTGCAATTCTCCCGTTACAGGATTGTAAACTGCGTTTGTAGGTGTTAAACTACCAGAAATCGCATTTGTATTTGCAGACACAAAACGATGTTCGTATCCCAAGTCAGTTACTGCAACTCCAATTGGTGAGAGACCGTTATATCCTGATCCAAAAGTTAAATTGGGGAAGAATGGATATAAGTTACCAGAACCTTGATACACATGAGATACTGTGCTTGACCCAACACTTACACCAAAAACATTTGTTGCGGCGACTGAAACTACTTCATATTCATTTGGACGCAATGTCAAAGGTGGTGTAAAGTTCATGTTATCAATCAAGACAAAATCATTTGAATCTCTAAATTGATGCTCATTAACAGTTGTAAATGTTATGATTCCAGTTATATTATTGTATGCTGCAGTTTGAATACCCAAATCAGATCCACTGTAAGCAACTCCAACAATACTTGATACTGTCCCACCTGCACCAGTAAGTACTTTGACTTTTGCACCCACAAGAGGAGCATATCCTAATCCATTAACTGTGTTTCCAATCGAAATGGGAACTCCACCTCTAGGTAGTTCATTTGTATTGATATTATTTGATACAAATATAGATCCATCGGATGAAGTAATTCCTGTAAATATAACACTCGAAACACCAGTAGCACCACTACCACTTTCAATAATCTTGAAGTTTTTGTTAGGATTAAATTCTGTTGATGGTGATTGGAATATTCCATTAACAAACATAATACCACTACCACCAGTGGTTCCGATACCAATTGTATTAGCACCACCAACTTTTATCGTAAATGTAGAATTAATTCCTGTGAACTGATTTGATATATCATCGTAAATAACATTTGAACTATAATCATTTCTCAAGTACACTCTTCCAGTAAAATTAGAAGTTACAAAATTTAAATCATTTTCAGTTTTAAGATTTCCAGCCTGTCCTCTAGGTGCTTGAGTAAAGAAAATATCTTTACCTGAAATATTATATGATCCTCTGAATACATTGACTGCATCTCCATTTGAATGCGTTGTAGCAGAGGTTCCTACAAAAGATCTTTCCACTTCAACTGTATTAAATGTTCCTGAAGAACCAACGACACCACCATATTCATTTGCAAATCCAACGTTTACTACCTTCATAAACTCATCATTTACTTTTAAAACATCTTCTGATGAAACTGTAGATATTCCACTTAAATGTAAGATTGTTGTTGTTAATCCAATTTGTCCATTATTACTATCTAAGGTATGTGTTACATCAGCCCTTATTAATGGATACTGTGCTACATCATCAACTGTTATTAAAGTTTTTTCATTTGCCTTTGCCATGCTTAATTCATGAGCATTACCTTCACCTAAACTTATAAATGTAACAGCAGTTCCTGCCCTTGTGGTTGATATAAAGAATGAAGTATCAGTTACGTTTTTTGCAAAAACTGTTGCAGGTAATTGATCAACTATAGAACCATTTTTAAATTCCATGGGTGTGGAACCAACACCAACAAATGTAGATTTAGGCTTATACACCAATTGTTCATTTTCCCTAAAGAAATGATTATCTATGTTAAATTGACCAGTTGATGATATAAATTTACCTGTTGTATCTGATGGATTAAACACTTTTCCAAAAATTGGTATTGAATTATTTTTAAGAGTAAATTGTGTTTTATTGATTCTATTTCCAAATAATGAATTATATAATTGAGTTGAATTATTTTCAGTAATTACACCATAAGTTAAATTTTCTGGAGTGTTTTCTGTGTCAGTTATGGTATAAAAGCAATGATTTAAAGAGACCACTGTTGATATACCTGAAGAATCATCAGGGTGGAAATTTAAAATAAAATTAGATCCAGAAAGATTTGCTCCAAAAGTTCCTAGTCCTGAAGATGGATCATACTCAGTAATACTATCTTTTGTGACTGACAAAGATCCAGATTGTTGTGCGTAAGCATTTGTACCATCATGAAGAGACAATACTTCATGAATAGCTCTTGAAGATCCGATACTAACTTCAACAATTGATTTAACCGCATTAAATAAAAGTGAATTTAAGTTAACTAGTGTAGATATTCCTATGTTACTTGTAGATACTCCCGAATAAAGTGATGTTCTTTCAGCACCATCTAATTGACCTGATGTTTTAAATCTATAAGATCCATCAGAGACTCCAGTTGTTCCTATACCTATAATTCTAGATTTTATTTTTAATGTATTTGATTCATTATTTTCAAGACTTAATATTAAATTATTACCCGATATACTAGATGTAATAATACCTAATTTATTAAGAGATAAATCATTATTATCAGTGTTAAAATATGCTTCTGAAAGAAAAGTATCTGTATTTGAATGAGATATAAAACTTTCAACTAAATTCATCTCCTTGGTGCTATCATCAATTATATGCAATGTAGCATATAAAGATTCAAATTTATCTTTGGGCACAGTGATGATATTGGTGGTTATACCCGCCGTACATGTTTGAATACGAGAACTTAAATCTATTGGTCCGATAGAACTTGTTCCAACTCCAACTGAGTTTGTATTGAATGTAGATGAAAATATTTTTAAATCATAATCTCTTTCATTAGTTACATCTAAATCTACATTTGGTGTAAATCTTAAATTATTATCAACTAATTTAAAGTCAACAAAATTATTACTCTCAGAATTTGTAAATCCAATCCCTGAATTAATTAAATCGGATTTTTCAACTAAAATATTTTTAGATCCATTACTTAATACAAGTAAATTTAATAATTGTATTTTATCAAAGTTTGTGGTTGATGGATTTTTTACAACTATTAAAAATTCATTAAATAATTCATTTGAAGTTAGATTGGAAAAATCAAATATATTCAGAAATTCATTAGGAGTTCCTTGAAAATTTGAAAACTGACTCTTAATACTATCAATTGTTAATACATCGTTTGTATCACAACTAATAAAATCGGATAATCTTATATTTTTAAACTGTATAAATCTAGAACTATTATCTACAACATCAGCATCTCTCACAAGATCAATATCTTTTATCTCATCCACTCTTTTTTCAGAAATTAAGTCTACAACTACGTTTACATTAGATGTTGAACCCACTCCTACAGGTGAGGTTGACACTATTTCAGTGTCTGCAAAATTTTTCATACCACTGATATGAAGAAGATTATTTACTTGTTTTCTTAAAGTTCTCCACTCAATTAAACTTTGAATGGAATATGACATGTTTTGATAATAATCGTTATCAGCAACAACCTGAAAATCTTCATCTAATTTACCAATGTTATCACTCCAATTTAAATTTTTGAGTATTGAAAAATCAGTTTTAAATTTTCCTCGATTCTCAACTATTTTAGATATTTCACACTGACTTCCAGAATTTTGACCAAGTAATATATCACCAACTTTTAATTCCTCTTTCCCAAAAATTTTCAGTCTTCCAGTATCTACACGACTAACAGTTAAATTACTCGGAATATTATTTTTTATTAATTTTTCTCCAATAGTAAATAAAGATTGATTTTGAGTTATTGAGAAAGATGGATAATCAGACTCATTAATAATATTTGAAAAAGTTTTAACTGCTGTTACAGCTATACCTGTATTTGATGTTAATGTAGAAACATCTAATGTAACTTCTACTGGTGTGACACCATTATCATAATCAGAAACTGTTAACAACTTAAATCCATAATCAGATGAGTTAAAACCAGATCCAGCAGTTCCAACTTTTTCAATACCCTCGATAAACACCTTATCCCCAACAGAAAATGGATCTATAGGAAACACAGGATTAGGAGTGGCTATTTTACAAGTAAAAATTCCTGATCCATTAGACACTACTTCTGTAATTACAATTCCATTAGTGTTGTTAATTGTTCTTAAAGTTACTGTTTTCTCAGGTAAACCAATTGGTTGTTCAGTAATATTCACAGATAAAATGCTATTTTCTAACATTACAGGTTCCAAAAATCCACTTTTTATTTCTTCACCTGTGTCAGTATTAACTATTATCATATCAGGTGCCTCAATATAATTTGCTCCACCATTAGTAACACTCACAATGCCAAGGGTTTCAGTATTAATGACATTCACACTCGCAGCAATAAGACTTTCTGGTTTAAGAGTTTGATCAGAAGAGTATTCGAATCCCTCATTTATAATTCTAACTTTATTAACATTTCCAATTGAACTTGAAGTTGGTATGATAACTGCATCTTTGCCTAGAGAATTTTTCCCAACTCCCACAAAATTAGGAAGTTTTTTATAATTAGATCCACCAGAGAGTATTTTGATGCTATTGATTGATCCTTTTGCCGTTTTTGAATTCGTATCATATGTTAATACATCACATTCGACAGGATTGTAAGATAATTTTTCTGGAATATTATTTAAAAATACAACAAAAGAATTACTAGTTACATCAGAAATATTATAAGATCCATTATAAACACTATCAATAAAGGATATTTTAGAATAATCTTTAACTTCTTTATCGGTTGTACTAATTGTTCCTGCTTTTTCCAAATTGTAATATAACAAATCTGGCATACTACTTCCGTATCCAATTGTTAAAGCTGCTCCAACTGATCCATTCGATCCTGATGTAGAAATGCTGAATATCGAACTTTCTCCTGATGATATAAAATCATTTTTATATTCTTGATCATAATAAATTTTAAACTCATATCCAGTTAATGAGGGATCTGAGAGATTGAAGACTAAATTATTATTTTTAACTGATTTAATTTTAGGATTAATTAATGATATTGATTGAGTGCTTCCACCTGTTGATCCAATTCCAGTAATTCTTGGTATATCTTTTTTTACATCTACAATAGTTTCACACAATTTAACATTATTATCATCAACCTTGTATATAAAATAATTTTTATTTTCTAATCCTTCAGGTATAAGATTAGATTCATATTTAATTTTATCTCCCGTTTTAAGACCATGATCTTGAATTGTTATTGTATCCGATGAAGTATTAATTCCAGTAGAATTAAATCCTATTGAATTGAACAGTACATTGCCCGTAGAAGAATCTCTAGAAACATTTATATGAATAGATGTTCCAATTCCTACAGATAAATCAGATTTTAAGTTAAGTGATATTTGATCATTATTTTGCAACTCATGAGACTCTGTTGTTGTTACAGTAGTTTTTATACTTTCAATATCTCCGATCACTTGATCAAAAACTGTTTCAAATTGATATAAATCACTATCAGCACTATTAATATTTCTAAAATAAACTTCATTAAAATTATTTCCAATTCCAGTTTTAATTCCAATCGTATTTGGAGTTTTCCTCACAACATAAAGAAATTCGGGTGCCGATGGTAAATTAAATTGTGATGATCCACTCTCAGTTGATATTGAAATTTGAGTGGAATCGGGTCTTGTAAACTTTATTTTTTGGTTAGTCTTGAAGGGATGATTCTCAATGAAAATTTGTTTTGCTGGAATATTTCTCTTAATGTCTTGTCCTGCAAAAGAAAATGAAACCTCGGTTGCTAGTCCTTCAGTGCCACCCACTCCAATTGATTGTGCTGGATTAAAAAATACCTTTTGATTTACTTTAGAATCAAAATAGGGGATTGATTTGTTAATTGTAAATTTATTTGTTAAATATTCTACTTTCGATCCCTTTGGATGAATAGTTTCAAAAGAAGAATCAAAATCTCTTTGAATTGTTAGAATGTTTAAGTCCCTATAGATGTTTAATATCTTTAATGTTTCAGTACCGATTCCAATACTACTACCAACTGCTACTGAGGATGGTATTTCTGATACAAATATTTCAGTGGTGAATCCAGCAGATGGTGATGCTGTTATTGTTGATATAGTGGTTGTCGTAAATGTTGAAACACCAATTTTAAATAAATCATTTAATATTGAAATATCTGTTGATAATCCTGATATTTTAACTAGATTATTATTTTTTAAGTTATGATTTAAATTAGTAAAAATATTAATTTGATTTTCCGACCAAGTAATAATTGAGTTATCATTTTTTTCTATGGTAGTATCAATTGATTGAATTTCTTTTCCTGAGATTTTAGATATAAACGATAATAATCCATCCCCTTCAGTATTTTGATTATCAAATTTTAAAAATTCATCAACTTTATAATCAGATCCTCCAGATAAAATATCAAATCCTGTAATTGAACCAGAGGAAATAGAATTGATTTCAATTTTTTGGTCTTGTATTTCATTTGTTTCAACTATAAAATCATTCTCTGCAAAATCGTCTGCAACTTTATATGGAAATGTATTTCGAATTAAATTATTTGAGACAAAATCAAAATTAGTTTGTGAATTATTTTCAAAGTTAAAAGATATTGGTTTTGATCTAAATGTATTTCCTACAAAATATGGAAATTCTGGTTTATTTTGATTATCTATTGTTGCATGATAAGCATAAACTCCATTTGGAAACTCTGCTGTTACTTCAAATCTACCATTATGCTCATCTAAATCACCATTACTATTATCATATTTAAAATCTTCGATAAAATGTCCAATACTAAAATTAGGTGGTCGATCTACTATATTAGTATCATTGCTACTATATCCTGATTTTAGTTTTGTATCTAAAGGAGATAATTGTTGAGGATCTTTACTACCAAAAGGTCCATATATTGGATTTCCATCATAAGCCCATCCTATCAAACCAGAATTACCTAATAATGAAGTCGAATATCCTGTAAAAGAATATTTTAACTTGTTCATAGATTCCTCAAGTAATTCATTAGTATTCCCATCATGTTTGTTTAATGTTAGTGCTCTTACACTCGAATCAAAAAATGCATTTTGTCCTGCCGATTTAACATTAATAGATGTGCTCGTTGAGTATCCAATACCTGCATTTATTATTTGCACATCAGAGATCTTACCATCTGCTATGATTGGTTTTAGTTTAGCACCAGCTCCTAGACCTGTAGGATCTATGACATCTAGGTCTGGAGAGGAAAAATATTCTTGACCAACATAGTTAATTATTACAGAATCAATTTTTCCATTTATAATAATAGGTTTTATCGATGCGTCTTTACCATTTTTTAAAGTTATGATTGGTTTTTTATGGTTGTTAATAATTGTTGACCCATAACCTGTTCCAGTTTCATAAAGATAAGTTTGTTGTATAGTTCCTCTTACTTTTGGTGTTGCAGTAATTTCTCTAACTACTGGTGATGTTCCAATACCAACAGAGGTAAAATTAGCTATAATTTTAATTTCTGGATAAGAAAAAGATTGGAATCCTGTTCCAGTAGATTCTAGAGATACATTTTTATTTCTTTCAAAATTAGTTGTAATTGTTCCACCAATACCTGCATTTGCTAATCTGAATGAATTATCATCATCTTTTAAAATATAATAACTTAGTGATGTACTTAATCCACTTATCGTCTGTGGTTTATCAGATCCAAGTCCTGCTAACGTTGAGTAATTGACAAGATCTCCATTTGTAAATCCATGATTTACAAAATTTATTTTATTATCTGATGTAGATATACCTGAAGGTTTAACAAATAAATTCCTATTTGTATAATTTTTACCACCATCAATTACATTTACACCTAATAATGTATTTCGAAGACCAACTTTGAATATATGCTTTCCTGAAGAACCACCATAAAATTTTACTGTTCCTATTCCCGATGATAAATCTGAAAGAGATTCGTATAACTTTATTGATCTACTATTCACAATTTCAGGATAGTATATTGACTGATTAATTAAAGTGCTAGTTCCAATTCCAACAATCACCTCTGGATTCGAATTTGAATCATAAATTATTGGTTCGGAATTTATGAAATTGTGATCTCTATCGAATGTAATTCTAGATACTGGATTTCCAGTTACAATAGTTGATATTCCACCACCAGATGTAGTTGGTTGTGCGTTAAAAAGTTCTTCCCTAAATCTAATTCCAATAACTGATTCGAGTATACATCCAGATCCATTTCCTCCAGTTACACCAATTGAAATAACCTTGTCAACATCGAAAGATTGCGTGTCAATAAATACATCCTCAACTTTTCCACTAACAACTGGTTGAACTAAAGCGGTGATTCCAATTCCAGAAGAAACGGATATTATTGGAGGATTAATAACATCAAAATTTTCTCCTCCATTTAAAACATTCACTTCAGTCAAAGGACCGAAAAACATCTTATCTTCTGATTTGTAATTAGATATCTCAACACCATTTTTCAACATTCCAATTTGCCCTGTTGGAGTTGAATCGTTGTTTCCAATATTTAAGTTTTGACTTAAAGGAAATTTCTTAATTAATTTTTGTGCTCCTATTTCACCAGATTTATGAGAAAATAAAACAAAATTATGAATTCCATCATTGTCACTTTTTGAAAAAGTTATATTCTTTCCATCAGCAATACCAGAGGGAGATCCAAACAGTCTAATACTCTTATCTCCAATTTTATCAATGAAATAAATTCCAGTATCTAGACCAACAAGAGAATCACCATTTGTGTAAGTGTAAAATACTTTATCACCAGTGTCAAAATTATGATTAACTTTAAAATTTATGGTTGAAAAGTCAGTTTGATCACCAGTATCTCCAGACAGAGTATTATCAGTATCACTCAAGTCTAAAGATATTTGATTTACATTAATATTAATTTGTTTTGAAAATTCTGCAAAATTATTATTAACAAAAGATGGTAAAGAGTTAGATGAGACATATGCATTTTCCGATTCCACATAAACATTTTGAACATCTGAAATAATTACATCATTACCAAATTCAATTGGTGCACCAGAACTACTTGCCTTGTTTAATTTTTTTCTTATTTTATAATCTGTTTTTATGTCTATATCACTAAAAGTTCCACCCTCTAGTGTAATATTGTTATTATCATTAATAGTTTTTACAGATGTATTACCAGTATTGATAATTTTATTACTATCTCTTTCAACTATCTCTACAAAATCACCTACCTTTAAACTTGATGGATCAGTTTTACTTAGTAAATTGAATTGACCATCCTCAGAATCTGAAAAACCTGAAAAATTACTAAAATAAGAAGAACTTGTATTGTAAATCCATGAATTGCAGAATATTTCTTTGTAAGAACTGTTCTGTTTAGGATTTTCAACTTTATCACCGATAGATTTTATTGAAATAATTTCTCCCTCCTCAACATCTAAATCACCCTCCTGCTCAAATTCTGACAGCACTCCAGTGAGTCTTAAAACAACCTTCTTATTCAAATCACCATCTTCGAAACCAAAATATGTAATGTTTGATCTTATATTAGCAGTTGGTTCAATTGGACTGTTAAATGAACCTGTACTAGTTGCAGTGCAACCTAGAAATTGATTAACAGTTTTATCAGTGTAACTAATCGTATTTGAACCAGATATTATAATTCCTGTCACACCAAATCCAATTGTAGAATCAACTGAAATTACACTTGATCCTACTGATACTGCCTCTATAGATTTTGTGTTTGGTACGATTACAAAATCACCCTCAATATCTGAAGTTTCATCATAACCAACAAATAATCCAATTTTATAATAAGTTGTAATTCCAGTTAGACCAGAACCACTTCTTTCAAAGGGTTCAATGTCTGATATTGACGCATTTATATCTAAGTCAAGATCACTTCTGAATAATGTTTGTCCTGTTAATCCTTTTAATATACTTTGTCCTTTGAGTTTTATTGGATTTCCTTCTAATATTTCTGCAACACAAACTCTTCTCCTAACATAATTTGCGAATGATGGTTTTACTAATCTTTCTTCTAAATTAATTAATTTTGGATTAATTCCATACAGAACATTAAATAAAATTCTAAATGATTCTTCTGTTCCTTTTGTTTGATATAATGATCTTGCTTTACCTATAAATGTGCCAACATCTAAGTTTGATTGAAAATCAACCTGCTCTAAACCAGGTAAAAAAGTAGTTTTAAATTTTTTATAAAATTCCTTTAAAAATAAAGAACTTAAATTTTGAACCGTAGATGAATCTTCATGCTCTGCTGCGGATGAAGAACTGAATACTAGGTCTTCTTTATTTACATCTGAATGATAACTAGTAATACCACTAAATCCACGTTTACAACCAGTGAAACTTGTTGGAGTTGATCCAGTGTAGGTAATTATTTCATTATCAATCTTTAATAAACCATATTGATTTGGAAATCCTTTTGTGCTAGTAACTTTAACTATTTCAGCACCAATGGTAGTAATACCAACTGTAGTAGAGGTATCAACTATGACTTCAGGTGTTAAATTATCAACATTTAAATATTGATCTAAATTATCAGAGATATCACTTGGACCACCTTGATATTCCTGTGAAATATAATATTGTTTTAAAAAATCAATCGTATCAGGACTCTCATCCCGAATAAAATTAGGAAGTTGATTTGATAATACGTCCTGTATCTTAACTTTACTTATAATACCTGTTTCGATCATGTTCTAATTATTCTTCCATTTGGATAACTTGATGAATAAAAATTCCTAGTAAACTGTACTCCAGAAATCTCATCTCCCGATGAAATAACATCCCTAACCATATTTATTGTACTATTTGACACGTCTAATGAAATATATAAATCTTTTAGACCAACTACATCATTTGATCTTGGAAAAGCTTGTATTTCAACTATGTTATTTGGTTTTGTTGTTGATAAGAAATTGATAGTTGATAAATTCACTTCTCCTTTTTCATAATCAATTGAACCTGCTGATGAATTTATAATTCGAATTGAATTATCATCTAATATTTTAATAATTCTTATAATCCCCGTTTTTAAATCCGAATTTGGAACATCAGATAAGTATAGTGTCCCCGAATATCCAGAAATAGTGAATCCTGTCGATTTGATATTATATCCGTTTGGGTCAACATAAAATTTATTTCCGAAACAAAGCTCATACTGTGCAAATTGGTTTGCAGATATTTGCAAATTCCTTCGAATTCTAATTTTTGTAATATTTGAAGTAATTGCATTATTTGTATCATCTATAACTTTAAGTAATTTACTATATTTTAATCTTCCACCAAATTTATTTAAATTTATTGATTTTGAGTAAGTTGTTAGTGAATTTACGACTTCGGTTTTTAATGAATCTGCGGTTGAGACACGAGAATCATTATAATAAACATTTGAGTCAAGTTCAACATATAATAACTTTAAATCTATGATTTTTTGATTAATACCTGATATTGAATATTGTTTTAATTTAGATAAAATTTGATTTTTTGTAAAATCAGATACTAAATCACCATTTTTGGGTTTAATACTAATCGCAACTGTTCCAAATTCTGGAGGATCGAGTTCTTCACCACCAATTACCGAAACTGACTCAGTATTTGGGTAAATTTTCTTAATTATTGCCTCATAATCTCTCGATGTAACAGCTCTATTCTGTGATGAGTATAAAAGAGGTGAAAAATACTTGATAGAATCTACAGATTCGATATTTCCACCATTTTGTGACTTTGCATTGGTTGTAACTGATGTGACAGAGGCGTTGGCTAGAGTATTATTTGATTTTGTTAATGTCCCAGAGAAAGTAAATCTTTGAGCACCGTTACCATCCTCTCCATCTGTTGTAAGATACCTGACTCGAATAAGATTACCATCTGAACCTGCTTCTTCTCCTAATTTTTTACCAAAAAATCCGTCTCCGAATTTTAATTCATACTTTTCGTCCTGAATTTCTTTTATTAAAAATATTTTTGAGTCTGAATCAACAGTAATAATATCATTTACTAATGAATATTGTATACCTTCACCACTATCAGTGCTGAATCTGACATCAACTGTAATTTTAGATGTATCAATGAAGGGATTATCTAAAATAAATCTTTGATCAAGAGATCCATCATATGTAAATTCTTTTTCGAGATAAGTTCCTTGATAAACGTTAATATTTTCAAACTTTGCGGTTCCATCAACAACATTCGCAGTTATTGATTCGGTGATTGCAAAGGTATATGTCTCATTATCAACGTCTCCAGTACAAACTATGCCTGGTTCTAAGGTTAATGTGCTTGTATCATCAGTTACTTTGGCATCAAATGATATTTGTGCGTTTGCTGCCGTTCTAGATCGTGGTGTATATCCAATATTGCTTGCTAACGACACTACATTTTCTCTCAAAGTGGCAGAATCAAGAAAAGATTCATTCACAATCATGTTTGAGTTGAATGCAGTGATATAAGTATTGTATGCAAGAGTGTCAATTAAGACAGAAAAGTTCGAACCATCAAAATCAAAGTCCGTAAAGTTGGAATTTGCTCTTAAATAGTCCTTAATTGATGTTTTTATCTGATCGAAATCAAGATTTGTAAAATTTGAGAAAGGCATTTACCTTGTTGCCTCTAATATAAATGAATATTCTTGAGTTGGGAACTCTTGACCGACGATATCATAAATTACAGTGACTTCAAACTGATTTAAATCAGGTTGTGGATCAACTTCAACCCTTACATTATCAACTCTTAGTTCAAAATTTGCAATCGAAGACTCAATTTGACTCTGTATAATGTTTGCTGTACCAAAATCAACAAAATCAAATAAACTTTTATATACATCAGACCCAAAATCAGGGTTAAAAAATTTTTCAGTCGGTATTGTCTCTACAATATTCCTTACTGATCGACTAATTGCCCTCTCATTTTTAAGAATGGGTAAATCTTTTGTGATTGGATGGGGTTTAAACGATAAACTTATGTCTTTAAACGCTCTTGATACCCGTCTGATTGCCATGAACCAAGTTTTATATTTATTTATACCCTTTTTTTAAGAAAATTATCCGAGTTCTGGTTCAATATTAACATCTACAGTCCCAGTTGCCGTATTTCCTGCTCCAACATTCGTATCAACTGACCTTTCTTTTGCTGTTTTCCAAAAATAATTCTCTTCTGAACCTAATCCATCACGATCATGACCGTTCTCCACCTGATAATACACGGTTGATACCTTAAAATCAGGAATCTTAGGTGTCTCAGGAGTGATACTGTTGTCATAGATTCTCATTCTGTTGTTTGGATAGAGACAAAACTGCCCATTGTCCAATTCAAGAAGGTTATGAGACTTATGTTCGGCAGGTTGTTCACTGGTTGAGTAGTCAATTGCGTCTACATCTGAGTGATAATTGTCAAGAGTACATATGTACGTGCCCGTCTGATTGCCAAAATCTCTTGTATAGACTTCATAGTGCATACTTCCGATAAACTGCTTCTGAACGGCAACTACACCATAGTCCATACAGTTCCAAAACTGTAGATTATGAAGAGTCATATCAGGATCGGGTATTTCTGGAGACGAGAGAAACGCAGAAATTGGCAACTTATCGAACATGGCCGCATACTCAGGTAGATAAGTTTCAAAATAAAAGGCACGACCAGGTATACTTTTTGCAGATACCCAGACTCCCTTTACAAATTCACCATGACCACTCTTGTGATCGGTTAAGTATTCTTTTCGTACCCATACCTCATAGGAGGGTAAATTCGTAATTAATGTGCTCATTCTTCATATTCTTTTTGTATTTCAGTTGTAAGATCGAGAGGATTTGGAAGTTTGCCCTCATAAAACTCTTGAGCAAGATCTTCCATTAAATCAAAGTACTCCTCTTCTGTAAGATTCTTACCAAGAATCTTCTGTCCTCGACGAACTTTATATAACTCTTGTCTTTTCATGTCCGACACGAATTCGTGGATCACACCAGATCTCGAAACCTGCTTCCTTTGCATCGAGACAAAACGAGACATCTTCGCCGCACATGTCCTGTACCTCACCCGACTCAAATACCTGCATCTTTGGAGCAAACCAAGGATAAGGTAATCCTTCGTCTTCGAATACACCCTTTCTGATCAATAACCATCCGAAACCTGTATAGTCAACGGTGAATGGTTTCTTGCGTTTTGACATACTTTCGATGGTTTCGTGATTCATCACACCACCATTGGTTCGAAAATCGTCCTCTTCCAACCAATGTGCCACCGAGGTTGTTCTACCATCTTCGGTGCAATACCAACCTGCAACAATATGTCTTTCTTTTCCTCCTTCTGGATTTGCATCTAACAATAACTGAAAGAACTTCTCTGAATTAAAAACAATATCAGAGTCAATCCAAAGTTGATAATCATATTCCAATTTTCCATCCCATGGAATTTGATTTGGTCCTCGAAGAACGTTTGCACCAAGACACTTACAACGGGCAAAGTTAACCATTGATGAATAATCTTGTGAGATTTGAATACTTGCACCACATTGCACAAGATCAAAACATAATTGTACGAAACTTTTTAAGTATTGGTATGATACTCCTCGACCTGGTAAACAAAAAACTATTTTCTTACCTTTTACTAATTCCTTTGCTCTTTCATAATCCCATTCGGGTTTTTTCTGAACAGCGGGTTTCTTTGCTTTTACTGTAAATCCTTTTGCCATAATAGATTGCGATCAATTCAATTCTAACTTATATAGAAGCTTTTGTCAATAAGAAGATTCATATATTGTAGAGTTTTCCATACTCATCTCATTCACTTCTGTGTATGTAATTTCCTCTCTCCAGTATGATGTATATAACTTATTCCATATCAGATCAAACTCTTCTTCATTTAAATTCTTAAACAGACATTTATCGTTGAGGTAAATGTGATAGCTTTTAATCATCCTTCTTAAGTGTGAGATAGATTCCATCGACTTCTAAATTCCATTTTAACACAAGATCCTCATACCAGTCAAATTCATTTACAATTTCTTCGGGAATTGTCATATGATATCTGTCAGTTACTGGATCGATCTCTACAGTGGAATAAATTTCGTCAAAATTTTTTTTCATTTCATGAAAACCTAGTCGTCGTTTTTATATATGCGAAAATTTTTTTTAAGACGTGGAATTTATATCTGCCTTTCGTAACACTTTGTAGACTAGGGGAGTCATGCGATTTTATATAAGGGGGGCATCAACCCCCCGAACTGCTGTAGTCACGAACGAATGTAACCGTTTTCTGCTACAATGAACGCATCAAGTCTTTTGATGTCTAACTCAGGGTTAAAGGTGTAGTCTCTGAAACTGCGGTAGGTATCAAACAACTCTACCTGTGCAATGTGGTCTACACCCCACTCCATAACCTCTTCACAAAACTCTGCGAAGTCAGCACATACGCATGCCATGTTCTGAAAGTTCTCAACTTCAAGGATGCGTTTGATAATTCTTTCTGTTGGATTCATTTGGGAAAGGGAATTAATTTGCTATACTGTTATTATAAAACAGATGCCCACGCAGTGTGAGCATCTGAAACAATTGTTTACACTGCTGAGAGTGTAAGAGGTTTGCTGAATACGACCATGCGATCATAGAAATCGATTGTTGCAGTGGTGCGGTTATCATGTAGGAACCACTCCCAGTTCTTTTGAAAGATGCTCACACCGTATGCAACTTCATAAAGAAACGCATTAAGTCTGGACTTAGTGGTGTTAGTCTCCCATCCGCAAGAACTGATCCATGCTTTGCCTTTAGTGTGGCAGTAGTCGGCAATACGATGACCATGTAAATAAACGGAACTCATGTTCTCTGCTTTGTCGTAACGAACCATAGTGTTAGACTTGGAGAAGTTCTGTTTGTTACGAACTGCTGAGTTCATTTGCTGTTCAATTAGTCTCATGTAGGGAAAGAGGGTGAATTGCTTATGTACCTATTATAAACGATAGGTAAACGTTTTGTGAAGTCGATGTGTGACAGTAATTCAACTGTCCACTAGTCAAATCTATCATCTTCTAAGATTGCCCAGTAACCACCATAAGAATAAATTTGCCCATCAACTTCGACATCATAGGGATAGAATCCGAAATGTGTGTAATGGTCGTCAACGTATTCTTTAATCTGTTGTTTAAGTGTCATGTAATACTCCCTTGACATCGTTTGATAGTATGGTAGATTTACCATTACAGACATTATCAATTAGATTGTCGAATGTCTGCACGTCCCATTCCTTTTGCTGTGCGACATCGTTTGAGTATGCTTCCATTAAGGTTTCATATAGGTAGTCATACTGACAGGGTGTCAATTCGATGTTAATTCCGTTAGGTTTCATAATAATCGTCCTTGTAAGAGTAAAAGAGTTGGTAATAAAGATCGGACTTTAAGTCGAAGAGGTCAAAGTCCCCTTCGTTATAAAGTTTGAGAATTTCTTCGTAGGTATGCTCATTCATTTTGCTGCACTCCCGAATCTTTCGGCATAGTAACCGATTCTTACATAGTCACGTTTGAGAGTGCAGATCTGCATAATCTGTGCAAGCACCATCATATGAGATGGGGAATAAACACTTGGGTCATCCCACTCATCAACGGCAATTTCATTGTCAATATCCATAGTGGTGCGACCATTTACATCTGTAACTGCTGGCATGCTCATGAGAGTTCCATCTTCTGCGATGTAGAACCCCATTCCAAATGCGGGACTGAAATGAATTTCGGGTTTCGGCATAGTGTGGGAAATTTGCTTACATACTTATAATAGCAATAAAAAACCCTCTGTGAAGAGGGTATTGTGACAGTAATATAACTGTCCTATAGGTAACCTGCTGTCTGCATTCCTGGTTCATCATAGAACCATGAGATGCTAACCTTCGGGAACATATCACGAAGACGACGACAGATTGCTTCGGGTGGTGACCATGCAGTATCGAAAGTTGCTTGGAAAGATTCTAATTCATCTTTCCATCTTTCCTCCTCAATATCAACTTCGTGCACATCCCATTTAGTGTCCCAGTTTTGTAGTCTCCAGTCATACCATCTGGTATCCTGTGTGCCATCAGAAAATTCTGTGACTGTTGTAACTACCTTTCCGTTCGGTGCTTTCATTTCACGAACTTTGGGAAGTTCTCCTTTAAAAGGAATCTTTGCCCAGTTTGGTTCGGGGATAATCTGTGCGAATACATTTTTGTTACTAAAGATGTCCAACACCTTCTGCAAGTCAGTTTTGTTTTCTGAGTAAACATCAACTCTGTTTCTGCACCAATTTGGCATAAGTGAAAAGGGAATAAAGGACTTGAGATTCTATCCTAACTTGTTTACCAAGTCTAATTAAGAACCTCATATGTCTATTATAATGCCTATCGCCACGAGTAGTAGTGTCAGTGTGCCAATATTATTAGTGTCACAATCTAACTTGAATCCAATTAGATGTGCAGTAATACTAGTAATAGGTCTGGGGTAGGACTGATTCTAAACTTTCGACACTCCTCCCGCGCAATTATAATTCGTTGTGCCAGTCACATTAGTGTCACATTAGATTCCCATTCTCCAAGGATCGATGCTAACTTAAAAATAACGTTACAGGAACCAAAAATGTCTACACTCCAAAATGAAATGATTATGGAAGATTTGTTCGATGAGTGCCTATGCGAATTAGAGCAACAAGGTTATGATATTAATAAAGATACCACCCAAGCAGTCGCTGCCCATCGTGCTCAGATCAGATTCGAGGACATGTGCCAATAAACGAACTGGCACACACATAAAAAAAAACTCTTGGATTTCCCACGTCCAAGAGTTTAGTTAATTCATTCTCGTACTAGAATTCAGACCCCACTTTCCCTCCATAATGGGGTCTCGTAGTCTGATTCCTTGTAGCTGCAATCTCGTACTAATACATCAGGCATAATGCAGGTATGCAAGTTCTTGAAAGTCTGTACTTTCTCGTGCATGCTCTTCATTCTCGTCGTGTTCATATGCGTCTGCATAGTCCTCGTCGAGACTCGATGAGTAGTCATATGTATAGTCGAGATCAAAATCGTCGTACATAAAATCTAGTCGAGAATTGAATTGTATACTGTTATTATAGTGCTATCTCGTCGAGATGTCAAGTATAATACGAGAAATCTAGTCGAGATTCATATAATGTAACAATTTATTTATAATACTTGTGTACTAATTGTTACA